CCATAAGTGCTCTTGTATGTCTAAAAGCCATCCATCCTGTTATGCCCATTTGAAAGGTGCAATCAACACAAACCATTTGTGCAAGTTCAGGGAAACTTCTCCAAACATGCCAGTGCTTGTCTAAGCTATCTATGACTCTTTTAATATCATTATCAAGTAGATACATAGCTTCATCTTCTGATATGCCATTTGCTTCTAAGTTTCTACCTATGCCAATTGTTAATTTATCTTCAGAGCATTTGTAGGGAAAGGTTCGTAAGCCTTCATGTTTAACTAGCATCTCTCTTATTTTATCTGTCATATTATTTGTCTTGTTTTTTATGTAAATCTAATTCTGTTTGTAAGATTAAAACTTGCTTTTCTAATTCTACCACCTGTTCTTCTAAGACCCTAATATCAGGAAATATGTATTTGTTTTGATTGGCTCTTAGGTTTTGTATCTCTCTGTCGTTTAAATCTATTGCTTCCTTAGTAATAGCATAACCCCAAACAGCTAAAGCAATAACACTTATTATTTGCAACAAATAACTAAGGGAGATATTTAAAGTTGATTTATCATCAACCTTAGCTAACTCATTCATTATTTACCTATGCCCTTTAACCTCTCAAAAGACCTCATACCACCAAGACCAAGCATACCCATCAATACAGGTAACATAGTAGATGTATCAGCTTGAGGTACAACTATTCCAAAGGGTGCTAATAATGGACTAATTAAAAAATTGACTGCAAAACCTGCAACACATACCCATGCTGTTGCTGGTCTCCATGATGATTGAAACCAACTGCCCTTGGCTTCTTCTTTGTTTACTTCTATTTGTGCTTTAGCAATCTCATGTATATGCTTTTCAGACATGGTTGCAATTTCATGTGCAATCTTTTGTTTTGTGTCAGCATCAGGAATGAACTTGTTGAGCAAGTCACTGACTGGTTCGATAAGTTTGTCTATCATATATTAAATTATATAATCTTTAAGAAGAATCAATAGCATTGATATTACTATTGTTGTAAGACCACCCTTAATCCAGTTATTTAAACCATTGATATCATCATCTAATTTTTCAAAGTGTTTAAATGCTGTAGTCCACCTTTCTGCACATTGTGTCTCATGTACTTGTAAAGATGCATGAACTTCTTGGGCGGTCTTTCTAGGCATTATTCTTCCTCTACTACCTCAGCTACATCTTCAGCATTAATAGCTCTATCAAATGACTCAATACAAATGTTTTTATATTCATTTGTGATTACATAGTCATCATAGGCTTCTTGAAGTCTAGCTAATTTCTTACCAGCTACATTTAGCTTTGCAGCTATAGCCATTTGGTCTTCATTTAAATCAGCAGCTCTGTATTCAGTGCCATTAAATGTAATGATTACTGGTTCTTGGTTTTCCATCTTATTTTCTTCGTTACTCATTAGTCTCTCCTATAAGTTTATTAAAATTAAATTATATACTAAGAAATTATAATGATGAACTTTCATTAGCAAGTTTCTTAGCTTCTTTAACTTCATCTGTCCATACAGCACTTGCAATGCCTTGGACTTCTGTAGACTCGCCTGATACATCTGTATCTGTATGAGTCCAACTATCGTCATCATTCTTTACAGAACTTACACAATCTAGTGCGTGTCTATGAAAAGACCTTGAAAGCTCTACATATCCTTTAGCATCTGTGCCTTCTTTGATAACTGTAGCTGTTCTTACTTGTATAGTTTTGTAGTCTCCTACAACTTCTATTTTATCTTCTATTAATTCTTTTGTTATTGCCATTCTATTTTTCTCCTTTTGTCCGTACCTAGAATCCACTAGGTATATTAGTTAAATTGTTATGATGTTGTTTCATAAAAACCTGAAAATATTACTCTTTCACCAGCAGCTAAAGTTCTTGCTGCCGAACCACCAGCTTCTATAAAGAAAAATCGTGTAGCACCATTATCTAAAAAACCACCTTCAAGATTTGCGGCTGAACTTGTCCAGCCTACTGTAAAAGCAGAATGAGCAGCACTTACTGTAAATGGTAAACCTGTAACTTCTTGTGTAGTTGTTGAACCTGTAGCAGAAGTAATATCTCCATGTACATATACTTTATTACCAATTTTTGTGTATTTAGCAGTACCAGTCATATTGTTACCACCATGAACTGGAGTCCAAGTACCTTCTTCATAATCGTCAAGTTTGTTTGCTGTACCTGTACCGCCTAGATAAGCACCGCCACCAAGATAGAGGTCTTTGAAAGCATTACTTGTAGTACCTAGAGAAATTTCTCCGTTAACTGGAGTAGTTGTTTCATCAATAGGAAAAATTGCATTAGTTGTTCCACTAAAACCAGCACCAGTACCTGAAGATGGGTTTAAAATTAAACCAAGCGTTGAACCACCACGAGATGAGATACTTCCAACTGGTGAGCCATCTTTTCTAAATAATGCAATATCACCATCAGAGCTAAGACGGTCAAATAGAGCAGCAACATTGTTAGTAACTGTAGACCTAACGCCATGAATTTTACTTATCTCTAGTCCTGCACCTGAGCCATTTGTAGTTCCAATCAAAAGTGTTCCTGATGAGTCCAGTCTCATAGCCTCAACTAAATTTGTTGAACCATTTGATGTGTAAAATCTTAAATCATAAGTACTACCAACTGAATTTGTAGAAAAAGATTGTATACCTGCTCTGTTACCATCACCAGCACCTGAACCATCACCTGAATAAATTAAATATCCACCTGTTAATACACCTGCTGTTTTAGAAGCCGTTGAGGTTGTAGACACAAGACCATCATTAGATGATATTGATAAGGCTTCTGTAGGACTAGTAGTTCCAATTCCAACATTGCCTGATGAGTCGATGCGGACTTTTTCTGTTCCATTATATGCTGTACTTCCAGTCTTAAAAGAAATATACCTACTGCCCGGACCACTTGCGTCAAATGTTAAATGTCTATTAGCTGTTGCAACATGTATTGCTTCTGCTTCAATAGTCCCAACATCAATACTGAATCTTTCTACCCCACTAGAATCTCCAAATCCTAATTCATATGAAGGACTACTCGTTCCAATTCCAACACGTCCTGATGAGTCTATTCTTGCTCTTTCAGTAAAAGTTGTACCATTTGTAGAGTTACCAAAAATTATTGCATTGTTGTTACCACCAGCACTATCAGCAGCACCTATAAAGGTTGCACCACTATTATTTGAAAATGTACCAAACTGTGTAGTATTGCTAGACCTGTTTATTCTTATACCTTCATACCAGTTTGCAGAGCCTTGTTTAATTTCTAATTTAGCTGCTGGTGATGAGTCTCCAATTCCAACATTGCCTGTATCAGTTATACGAAGTGCTTCAGTACCTCCTGAAGCTGTCAAGAATCTATGATTTGTATTAGTATTGTAAAAAGAACCAGTTGCATCTACACCAATATTTGTAAACTCAGAACCATCATCTATTCTTATGTAAGTGTTATTTGCTGTTCCTGATATATGAAGTTGAGTCTCAGGACTAGTCGTTCCAATTCCAACACGTCCTGATGAGTCTACCGAAATTCCACCACTTCCATCATTAGTGAGTTTTCCTGATAAATAAATATCTTTAAACCTAATATTACTAACACCTAAATCAACAGCATTATCATTATTAGCACTTGCTGTAGTTGGTGAAATTGCTGAAGCTGCATCATTTATTCTAAGGCCAACAACACCCTGCACTAAAGATAAATCACTTCCTATTTCTTTAATGACTCCATTGTTAGCTCCTGCAGTAATAGTGCCACTAATATCAGCACTACCATCAACAGTCAAACCATCCATTGTGGCTGTACCAGTAATATTAATATCACCAGTACCTGTTATATCGCTTGAATTTAAGTCTAAATCACCACCTAATTGTGGAGTTGTATCTTCTACAACATTGTTAATAGAAACAGCTTGTACTCTAGCATCAGTGTAATAAAGGTTAGAGCCTTCTGATAAATCGCCAGTGTCTTTTGTTGCAAGTCTTGTATCAAAATCAGTGTTAGCTCTTGCACTTGTATAATATAAATTAGTACCTTCTGATAAATCGCTTGTAGACTTGCCACCAAATGCAGAATCAAATCTTGTAGAAGTATAGTAAAGATTGCTAGTGCCTTCAGATACATCATCAGTATCTTTACTTGCTAGTCTTGTATCAAATCTAGCATCAGTATAATAAAGATTAGTACCCTCTGATAAATCACTTGTAGACTTAGCAGTAAAGGCTGAATCAAATCTTGCTTGGGTATAGTAAAGGTTGGTGCCTTCAGTTAAATCATCAGTATCATGATTAGATAAGCTAGATACAGTTCCTGTAACTGCTCCTGTTAAGTTACCCTCAACATTGACTACTAAAGTTCCTAGTGAGTTAAGTGTTATGTTTCCTGTGGCACTGCCATCTGCTGTAGTAAGACCCATTGTAAATTTATCAACTGATTCATCCCACATAAAGATACTATTATCAGCAGTACCTCTATTAATAAGCATACCTGAGTCATTGACAGGACTTCCTGTAAGACCTGCATTAAGTTGGAATAGGTTATCTTCTATATCTAAATTAGTTGTATCTAATGAGGTTAGAGTGCCATTAACAGTTAAATTACCTGCTACTGTTAAGCTGTCTGCAATTTGTACATCATCAGGTAATGATAATGTTACGTCTGCTGATTCACTACCACTTCCTGATACTGTTATTTTATTAGCAGTTCCTGTAATGGTTTGAATATAATTGCCTGTAGTGTCAGTTCCTAATGCAACTGAATTAGCAGCTACAGTATTTGCTTGTATTCCTAATGCATCAACAAATGCTTTAGTTACTCTTGCATCTATAGCTGAATTTGCTCTTGTATCTGTATAGTATAAATTTGTGTTTTCAGTTAAATCAGCAGTTGTTTTATTACCAAAAGCAGAATCAAATCTAGTGGTTGTGTAATATAAATTAGTAGTTCCTTCACTTAAATCATCTGTATCTTTAGATGTAAAAGCAGAATCAAATCTAGCTGATGTGTAATATAAATTAGTACCTTCTGCTAAATCACTTGTAGATTTAGTTCCAAGCCTAGTATCAAAATCTGTATTTGTTCTTGATGTTGTGTAATAAAGGTTAGTAGTTCCTTCTGATACATCATCTGTATCTTTAGTGGCTAGTCTAGTATCAAATGCAGAATTTACTCTTGCATCTGTATAGTAAAGATTAGAGCCTTCAGATAAGTCACCTGTATCTTTAGTAGCTAACCTAGTATCAAAATCTGTATTAACCCTAGCTGTTGTGTAATATAAATTGCTACCTTCAGTTAAGTCTCCAGTATCTTTAGTAGCTAGTCTTGAATCAAAATCTGTATTTGCTCTAGCAGTTGTATAGTAAAGGTTAGTATTCTCAACAACAATAGAAGTATCTAAAGTTGCAGTAGTTGATTGATTAGAGCCATTACCTATAAATATCTTGCCATTATCTAGGTTAGGAGTAGCGTTACTTCTTCCAGCACCACCTACTTTAATAGAACCATTAACAGCATGACTTCTTAACACCTTACCTATGTTTTGTATTTGTGATGATTCTCCAGTTGGAGCTGTTGTGGAATATTCACCTGCTGTTGTAGATACATAAAGTATTTCACCAACTGATTCATTTGAAGTATCAACATTAATTAAGTTACCCAGTGTAACTATTTGCAAATTAGTATTAGCATTAGCATCTTCAGCAGCTATACCAAATGCAGGCATTTTAGAAGCATCATCAGCTTTTGCTTTGCCTACTGTTGGAGTGTTTCCTGATACTCCTGATACATAAATAATATCTCCTTTAGATAGTGCCTCATCTGCTTTTGCTGTAAATCTAACAGACCCATCAATATCTCCAATAAATTCATCAGTTGCAGTAACAGTATTAAATGTAACGTCATCAGTTGTAGCTACAGCTTGTCCTATAGCAATACTAGGAGTAGAACTTTCTCCAGTTCCACCTGTTACTGTTACACCAGTACCACCTGACATAGATTCAACATAATCACCAGTTGTATCAATTCCTAAAGTAATAGAGTTAATTTGCACAACTGTATCTATATCAACATTAGTACTACCATCAAAAGATACTGAACCCACTACATCACCTGATAAAGATATGGTTCTAGCTGTAGTTAATATATCAGCAGAATCTGCATTACCTGTTAAGTCCCCAGTGACATTACCTGTAACATTACCTGTTAAGTTACCAGTAACATTTCCTGTTAAATCGCCTGTAAATGTATTAGATGCAGTAATACTAACACCTGTAGTAATCCAAGCATTATCAGCAGCATTTCTTATCTTTAGTACACTGCTAGATGTATCTACCCATAATTGATGAGCAAATGTAGTTGATGGTTCTGTTGAGCCACTATTAACAGTTGCAATAGCTAAAAGAGCATTGTTTAAATCTGCTCTAAAGTCTGCACCTGATTGGTTTGCTATGTTGTAATCGTGTTGTGCCATAATAAAATCCTATTTTATATATCTTAAATCATTCAGGGATAGTTGGAAATATCACATCAGCAATATTATCAGTTGCTTGTTGTGAAGATGGTAAATCCCTTAATTCCTGTCTATATGTTGACCATTCTTGTTTCTTGGAATCAGATAAAGGACAATCATTTACTTGAGTCCAGTCTGATTCTTTTAATAATTCGTTTCTTTGTATTCTAATTGTTTGCCAAAAATCTATAGTTTGTTCTACTGCTTCACCATCAATAATTTTATATTCTTCAACTGCATAAACACCCTCTATTATTGATTGACCTTCTTGTAAAGGTATTTCAGATAATGCCACATTTGTTGCACCACTCTCTAAGACTTCTCCTGTTGCAGTGTTGTATGTTGTGTATTCTATTATTGTTTTCATTTTATTGAGTGTTATCTATAAATACATAAAGTGATTGGTATGTACTTCTTAGTTTTGTTATCCATCTTACTCTCCAATATACTTTATTGGCATTTGTTCCTGATGTTGGTAGTCCTGAGATAGTTCCATTATAAGCAAAAACATAGGTTCTAAATGTTCCTGCTGCCATAGTAACATTTTGTATACCACCTGCTGCTTGAGTATATGTAGAGCCACCATTTACACTGTATTCTAAAACACCATTTGTACAGTCACCATAAACACCAGTCCAAATTGCTTGATATGAAGCACCATCTCTAACATCATCTACTACACATGAACTTAAATAAGTTCCTGTTGTTGATGTTATGGTTGTAAAGTTTGTTGAACCTCTTTGAAAAGCACTAGCGAAAGTTGATAAAGGCACTGCTGAACCTGTATGAGAAATAATATCAGCAGATACATCTGCAAAATGTTTTACATTTAAAGTATCAACATTAATTCTAGCTGCATCTAATTGGTCTGCTGTTATCTTGGTAGCTGATATGCTTTGTACTTTATCATTAGTAACAGCGTTACTAGCTATCTGATTTGTATCTACTCCACCTGATTTAATAATTAAATTACCACTTCCATCAGTATCTAAAGTAACACCATCAATTAATATTTTATCTGCTGATAGATTATTGATTCTTGCATTATCAATAAGAACAGTACCACCACTAACAACAAAAGGACTAATACTACTTCCTGCATCATTATCTATTTTGAAAGTGTCAGCCAAGAAGGCTATTGTGCTAGTAGCACCAGTTCCTGAATCAGCATTACTGTTAAGAACCATTTGTGCGACTTTACCATTTGCATTTAGTTGTAATACATAAGATGCAGAAGCATTATCATTAATGTCAGTTATTGCTGTTGCATTTGTTGTTATAGATGCTGTATTTCCACCAACTGTAGAAGTAAGACTTGTAATGTCAGAAGCAAGAGCTGTATCTGCATTTGCTCTTGTTGTAGCTTCTGAAGTAATTGCAGAGGTATTTGAATTAACTGTAGAAGTAAGACTTGTAATATCTGATGCTAATGCAGTATCTGCATTTGCTCTTGTTGTAGCTTCAGAAGTAATATCTGCTGTATTATCATCAACTATAGAGGTTAAAGATGTTATATCAGAAGCAAGAGCAGTGTCAGCATTAGCTCTAGTTGTAGCTTCAGAAGTAATTGCTGAAGTATTGTTGTTCACTGTAGAGGTCAAGCTAGTTATATCTGCTGCTAAAGCAGTATCTGCATTTGCTCTTGTTGTTTGTTCAGTGCTTATTGCTGATGTATTACTATTAACTGTAGAGGTTAAGCTAGTTATTGCACTTGCATTAGCTGAAGTATCAGTTGTAAGAGTAACTATATCACCCTGAGCTGTAGCTATATTTGTTGTGTTAGTAGATACAGTTGAGCTTAATGAATTATATAAAGTTATTAGTGAAGAATCTCTAGCTTTTACCCAACCATTATTAGATGCGTTTCTAACATACATTTGATTATTATCATCAGTATCTGCCCATAAATCTTGAGGTTGTAATGCAGAGCTGTCACTTCTTGTTGTTGGAGCTGATGTAGATTTTATTAATTGAGTTGAATTAGTACCACCAGCATTGATTGCAGATTGCACATCAGCACCTATTTTATCTAATGTTACTGCATCATCTTGAATGTCAGCAGTTGCTGTAGGAGCATCACCAATAGTAAAGGTTAAAGTCGCTGGAGATGATTCTGAGCCTAATGTATTAAGTGAGCTAACACTAGCAACATAATTAGTATCAACAGGCAAAAAGTTTAAATCACAATTCTCTACATCTACTATTTTGTTTATAACTTGATTACTAGAACTATCTACAACATTGATTCTGTATTGATAGTTAGGAAAATCAGTTGGTTCATTCCAAGATAAAAATGGTCTGCCTGTAGAGCTAGAATCAGTATCAGTAAATGATAATCCTGTTGGAGCTTTTACTGCATAAGCAGAAGGTAGGTTAGCTAACTCTTCTACTGGTTCTTGAGGTGGTACTTCCCATGTATAGACATCAAAGTATTCTATTAAACTAACTGCAACCAATCCATTTGGTTGTAATTCTAATGCTTCTACTCTACAAACTTTGCCTGAGAATCCTAGACCAGCATAAGTTAAATCTACTATGTCTCCAACATTCAATTTATACATCTCAGGAGTTCCTAAGAACTGCATAGTAGTCTGATTTCTGCTTCTAGTTAAGATTGCCTTACCCATGTTATAAGCTATATAGGGGTCGCTTATATAAGGGAACTCAGCTTTAATTTCTAATATCTCATCACCATCATCTGAATAATATTCAGGACTTGCATCATGTAAAACAGTAGCTGTATCTAATTCGTATTTCTTATTAGCATTAAAAAATTCAACAATAACCTTATTTGCTTTTTTATCTTTGTTTCCATAATCAACTGATATACCAGCATCAGCAATAATATGATTGTCATTAATGCTAAATGTAGATGTTCCTGTATCTTCTATAGATAATTCATACTTACCATCTATATAAAGAAAAATACCACGCATATTTGCAAGTAATTCTTTTGCATTATCCATAACATTTTTATTAGCATCTAAATAACCATTACAATGAAATCTTTTTACTTTAACTAATGATGTTCCTGCCTGTGATGAGTATGTAGAACCTAGCGTATCATTAATATATACAATGTATTCGTTGTTTTGGTCGTAGAATCCATTTCTTTGAACATCTTTAATTTCTTTACCATCTACAATAAGGGTGTTGCTTCCATCACGAATATCTATCACTTCTCCAACTTTATTTTGCCACCAAGCACTATCAGGGTCAGTTCCACCAATGGTTATAAAGTCATCCCCAACATTACCCGACCAAGTAAGAGATTGTGCTGAGCCATTAAAGTAAGGTTGGTCAACTTCTGTATCACAGACATTGGCAGCAGCAGTAAATGTGCTCATGTTTATTTGTGACTGAGTTAAACCCTTACCATAATCATTATTAGTTATGTAATCTAAAAAAGTTAAAGCTGGATTATCTGAATATTCATAAGTAGATACAGTTCCAAATGTTTGATTTGTATCTCTTGGGTCAAATACTTTTTTACCTCTAACCTGAACTGTTAGTTGAGGTACTCCTGACCATATGCCCTCTTTATCATAGCCATAATGAGCTGCTATATAACAAACACCATTTAGTTTGTGTGCTGATGTCCAGTTAGGCATAGAAGCTACAAGCATAGGGTCTGCTGTTTGTGTTACAGCTCCGTGATGTAGATTCATAACATATCTATATTTTTGTGTGGGACTAGTTCCAAATTGACCAGCACCAGCATCTATACCAGTACCATTTTGTGAAACTGTATTTAGTGAACCTGAACCTGAAGATATCTTGTCTGAGCCAATATAACCACCATCTCTAAATCTTGCTGAATCAGTTAAAGGATTACCATCTAGCTCAATAGTTCTTCCAATAATTTCATCACACTCACCAACTGATAAAGCATAAACTACATATAAATCTCTTGAGTCATTGGCAGATACATCCATGTAGATAATCTGTGCACCAACTCTACGAGTTCCATAAATAACAGGTAATTTTCCACCAGCAGAGGTTTTGTTAGCCATAATGACCTGACCTTGTGCCTGCATGTCTTTAGCCTGTCTATAACCTTTTACTCCAACTGCTAAAGTAGCAAGTGTTACAGTCCAAGAAACAACAGTGGCTATCGTTGCTGCTGTTGTAGCTCCAATCCCTAAAAATGTTAAAAATGCAGTTAAGCTCATTATTTACCCCACCTAACATCATCTTTTGTTTGAGTTGCAAACTCAAAACCTTTATCACCTGTACTAAACGCCTGTTGTGACTCGTCAGAAAAATGTCTGCCTTTAGTTAAATTCCAGTTTGCCCAATGTGAAGCAACAATTAGATTTATAACTGAATCAGTTACAGTTTCATTAATCCCAACATTTCTTATTTGACCTGTAAAAAAGTTTATTGCACCCACGAGAGTTTCATCTGAATTAAAATAAGCCAAATAAATATCTACTGTCTTATCTGTAAATTCACCATTTTCTACAAGACTTCTAATTTGGTTCGTAACATTAGATAACCTAATACCGATTTCATTGACTTGTAATTGACCTGTTTCAGTTGTTGAGTCTACTTGCAAAAAAGAACCACCAGCTTCATAAGAATTAGAATCATATGTAATATCTGAATACCAATCAGTAAGTCTGATAGTAGATGATAAATTAAGCTCAACTAAAAAAGCTGTCTTAGTTGCTGTTGATGATACTTGAGTTTGTAAATCAGTAGATAAACTTCTTGGCATTAGGCTATAACCTCTCTAACGTCAAATGAAATACTGTAAAAACCATTAGCACCTGTTGAATACATGATTTCATTGTTTTCTAAATAAACAGTAAAACTTGGTTTGTTTACAGTAACTGCAACATTGTCAGTTAAAGCTGTTACTAAATTAGGCGATATAAGAACAGTCAATGCTCCACTACCATCAGAATCAATATCTGATTGAACCATGTATACCTTGCTATGATTTGCAAACTTGATTAAATCTCCAGCTTTTAAAGCACCTGTTTGGTTGGCTGTAAAGCCATCTAAGGCTATAGAAGCATCTCCTGATACATGTGCTCCAACTACTTGTATATCTGTTTCTGACTTGCCCGCACCTAAGTTGTCTAGTGGTGCAACTATTGTAAAGTCCTCAAAAGAACCTTTTTGTTTTTGTAAAAATGCAAATATTTCCTGAGCTTTTTCTTGTTGTAATGGTGGCATTGCAACTGTAAAAGAAAAATACTGAGCACCTATTTGTCTTACTTGTTTTTTGCCTGATAGTGTTTGATTCAATAAAGTAGGTCTATTGTCTTTAAAGTTAAGACTTCTAAAATTTGGGTCTGTTGGAAATTGTCCTGACATTATACTATTCCCATTTTGCCTTGATTATTCATGGCATTGTTTATGATTGATGTTATTAATCCTTTTCTTGATGCTAGTAACTGGTCAAATCCAGCAGCATCTACTGTTGATATATTAAAGTTGACTGTTGGTGCTGATTGAGGAGTTCCCATTTGTTTCAAGTCTTGGTTGCTTACTATTTGGCCACCTTGGTTTGGAATAAAAAGCTCTCTTCCTGATTCGCCAACCATGTATGGCTTGCCTGCATTAACAGAACCACCAAGAGCCTTTTTACCAAATATCCCCTGAAAGAATGACTCAACACCACCTGTAAAGGGTTTTAGTATTGCTTCTTGTAAAGCAATTCTTATGATTTGCTCTATTGCATAATCAGCAAAATCCTTAAATGCCAGCTTGCCATTCTTAAGACCATCAACAATTGTATCTTCTAATTTTTTTGTTGTATTTATAGCAAGATTAGAAATAGCGGCATCGGTTGCACCAAGACTATCTTTAAATGCAGAAACAGACTCTGACATGCCATTTGTAATATCATCATTATCATCATTAAGATTTCCTAACTCAAGATTAAAGTTTTTTGTAGCCTCAATAGCTGCATTAATTGCCTTTACAACTGGATTGTTTTCAGGGTCTTCCCCATTAACAGCAGTATTTAATTCTATTAATTTTGCTTTAACCTTTGTCATCTCTGTTGTTAAGTCTGCTGCACCAACTATCGCACCCTCAAACCCATCCATAAAAAATTGTTCTTCACTCATGAAGGCTTTTACTAACTGGTTATAATATTTTTTAGTTTTCTCAAATTCAACTTTAAGTTTTTCATTTTCAGAAAAAATATCTCCAAAAATTTGTTTACCTATTTTTGTTTGCCCAAATTCAACTAGCTTTTGTTTAATACCATCAAGAAATGTTATAAAACCAATAAATGATGTTTTCATAAACTCAAGAATGTTTATAGCTAAACTTTTTCCAAAGTTTTCAAATGTTTTGTCAGCACCTTTCATTTCTGAAAGTATTGTTTCAAGTTTTGTTGCTACGCCTTCTAAAACAGGAATAAATGCAGCACTTACATTTGCTGTAATTGCTTGAATTTGTTTTTTAAGAACATTTAAAGAATCAGCAAACATTTCTGCCTTTGCTATACTTTGTTTGCTTATAATAATTCCTAGATTTTCTGCTTGCTGTTCAAACTCTCTTAATCCATCAGCACCCTCTTTTAGAGTTGAAACCAAAGACACACCCTCAGAATCAAAGAATTTAAAAGCTAGCCTAACTCTCTCACCCGAATCCTTTGTGTTCTCTAAACCATCAGCAACATCAAGTAAAATATCTCTGATATCTCTTAAGTTACCATCATTATCTTTTAATTGAATCCCTAGTTGTTCAAATGCTCTTTTTGACTCTCCAGTACCTTTAGCAGCTTCTGCTGCTCTTCTTATAAATCTTTGCAGACCCATATCAAGAGCTTCCACTTTTACGCCAGTTTGTTCAGCAGCAAACCTCATGGCTTGTAAAAACTCAACCTCAATACCCAGCTTATTAGCTGTTTTACCGAGCTTGTCCATAAAGTCTACATTAACTTTAACCAGTGCAGCTAAAGCAGTTGCAGTAGCAGTTGCTGCCAAACCAACCTTAGCAACACCCATTGTAGCCTTCCCAGCTACAGAACCAACACCTTTGAGTCCTTTGGTTACGCTATCAAAAGCTGCCTTAGTTTTGTTTACTGCTGTTAATGTAAATTTTACTTTTTTATTTGCCATTGTTTCGTTTCTCTTCAGCTAACTCTAGGTAAGCTATCCATCCTTGATATTCTTGGACACTAATTTGCTGTATTTCTTGTAAGGTTTTACCCAGTTTTTCAGCTAGTGCATATTGCACATATAAATTAGCATCCTTTGTTAGTTTTTTTTCGTTTCCTCAATGGGTTCTTGACCCATGATTTGTTGTGCAACGCTAACTAATATCTCTCTATCAACATTGTTTAATAAAGCATTTTTATCTGCTAAATCAAAAAGTTTATCTCCATTTTCATCTAGTGCTTTGTAAATAAGAACATAAGCCATCATTGTTAAATCATCTTCTTTACTCATTTTATAGAGCTTAGAAGTTTCAGCTAACGTTAATGGCTTACTATATATTTTTAAGGCTTTGTCATCTTCACCCCATTCAGGCACTTCGATTACTTTGACATCTTGCTCTGCAAAATGCTTTTTTGCGTTATCTATTGCTGACATTTTCTTATACTGTTGTTGATGTTAAAGCACCATTGCCTTGTACTGAAATACTAGCTTCAATTAATCCATCAAATGATGCACTTCTTGAAACGCCAGTAACAATAGCTGAACCAGTATAATAAGTATCACCTGATGTATCTCCTTCAGGATAAACATTTAGTGTTACTTCTGAGCCAATAGTTAAAGCACCTTGACCACTAGTATCAGTCTCATCCCAAAATACATCTAAACTTCCTGAGAAAGAAGTCAATGATGATTTATATGTTCTAGCAGAATCACCCATTGAAGTATCTTCTAAAGTATCAGCAGATTCCTCGATTGAGTAAGACCTAATTTCAGCTACAGCATTAGAACCGACTTTAACAGTTCCTTCACTTCCTTTATGTGTTGCCATTTTCTACCTCGTCTTTCGACTTTTTCTTAGAAGAAGGTTTAATTTTATCTTGCGAATGGACTGCTTCTTCTTTCCAACCCATATTCAATAAAGACTCAACCTTTGAAGGGTGAGCTTCTATCAAAACTTTTCCATCAGGACTAATCATTTTCATAATTGTCTCCTATACAGCTACGTCAGGATTAGTTTCCTTGACATAGTAATTAGTTAAAAAGGTCAAACTCACATATCCTAGTGGTTTCTCACCTTCACCATTAAACTCTATTTCAGTTGATTCTAAATAACAGTCTTTAGCTAATCCATCTAAAGTTCTATCTGCTGCTATTGCTTCTTCAACTTCTTTGCTTATTGTATCAATAGTATCATCAAAGTTGCTAGTAGCTTTTGCATATCCTTCTACTACTACTGATAATTCTCTACTCATAACTCTATCAGTACCTATAACTATAGGCTCAGACGTTTCTGATTTAGTGTAGATAACTAATGCTGGTACTGTTTCTAGTGGATAAACTCTTGACTCATAGACTCTTGAACCAGTTGTAGTTAATCCAGTTAAAGTAGTACCAAACTTTTCTCTTATTTGTTGTCTAATATGATTTGCCATTATATTTCCTCTAACATTAATGCACTAAACCCTGTTCTGTCTGCTTGTATGTTTACTACAGTATAGTTTTGTGCTGCTTTGAGTATATTACCATTAGTATCTTTTATTGCAGATACGTTTAAAGTATTTCCAAATGAAATATTAGGAACATCTATAGTTCTGCAATAGGCTATTGGCTTTAATGCTTCCACACCAATGCCTTCTTCTTGTTCTACATATTCATTATTTAGAATGACATTGATTGTTGATGATGTCCCACTGTTTGTATAAACAGCACTTACACCATGACCAAAGTTTATGTCTAAGTAACCCAACATATCTTCTTCAGTTTCTAATCTAAATTGAGACATTATTCTTCCTCAAGAACCAAAGAAACTAAGCCTGTATTGTCAGGCTCAACTGTTCTAACTATAAATGTTGTAGCTGGTTTTAATACATTGCCACGATTAGTTGTAATTGCATCAACTAATAATTTATCTTCTTGGGATATATAAGGTACATCAGATGCTTTGACTATTGCTCTTGGTTGATAACCAGCAACAGGCACTGTTCCACCCTCTATGTTGAAATACTCTTGGTCAATAATAATATTAATGTTTTTAGAAAAACCTGAATCAATATCAAAAAGAGTATCTATTAATGGGAAATCATCCCATAAGGATTGTTGCACCTCAAAGAATGTAGCAGTAACACCATGACCTGTTGTTGTATCAACATAGGCGTTAAAATCTAATGCACTCTCTAAAGGCATGATTTACTTTTTAGCTCTAGTTTTAGGAGCTTTAACTTTTGATGTTTCCAAACCAACACTTCTATCTTCTTTTTTAGCTTTTGGTTTAGCAACATGGATTTCTGCTTTTTTATAAGCACATAAAGAATGACCCTCAACTTCATTAAGTTCTACTATATCTCCAGCATGAACCTTTGAACCACCAGCCATTGTATCTTGTAATATTTTATATTTTTTCATATTTAAGGTAGGGGTGTTTCCACCCCCATTCCATTTAAGCATCAGTTAATTAGTCGCTTGATTTACAGAAAGATACTGCATGTCTTACAGCTACATCAACAGTTTGTAGAGCAACAATTCTTACTCCACCTGAAGTTGATAATGCATAAGGGTCAACAGTAATATCTAGTCCACCATACATACCAATCAATAGGTCTGCAAAGTTACCAAAGTAGAAGTCACCACTTGTTACTTGATTACTTCTGACAACATTATAGCCATTCATGCTATTGTCAGGAGAAACAACAAACTGAGCAGTGCCAGTAGCCTTTTCAGTTGTTTTTAAAGTACCAAAGTCAGCAGGTCTACATATATAACCTAAAGAACCAGTCAATGCGTTGTCATTAGCAACAGCACTTTCCATAGCTACGATTTCTGCCCATGTTGGGTTAGCAGCAGCGAAAGTTGTAGTGTTAATACCTGAAGTATTAGCAATACCTGTTGGTTGACCACTTGAACCTGAACCAGCTAAAGCACCTAAGTCAATTGCAGTAGCGATTGATTTTGTTAGGTCATCTCTGATTAAGTTCTCAACATCTAAAGAAGATTGTTGTAATAACAGTCTTGTTACATCAGTAAAAGCACCAATGACTTTAGGAGACATAGTTACTGAACCAGCAGTAAACTCAGACTCAGCAGCAGCACTTCCTTCTGTTGCAATCCATCCAGCAGATGCACCAGCAGTTTTCTTAGGAATTACAACATTACCTTGTAATCCTCTAAGCATAGTAGCACCAGCTTGCATTACTGATGACTCATTTCTAAGTACATCAATAAAGTCATTTCCTCTGTAATCTTCAGCTACTAGAGTTGAATCATCAGATGTGTTTAGGTCTCTTTTACCCCAGCTTCTTAGCACTTCAGCAGGAAGCATAATGCCTTGAGCATCTTTACCATACTGTCTTGCAGCTTCAGCAGAACATTCAAATTCAAATGCTGCATCTTGTTGTGCTTTTCTGTCAGAAGGATTAGCCATAGCTCTAATTGCTTTAACTAGACTAAATTCTCTTACTTCTTCTTTGCTCATACCGATTTCTGAAGGAGTTTCTAAAGGAGTGTTGTTAGAAATATTTTCTAATAATACACCTCTGAATTCTTCAACAGATACGCCATCAGCGATTGCTTTGTCAGCTAAATCTCTTTTATTGTGTCTAGCTGCTAAATCTATAATCTCTTTTGAGTTTCTTTTAAATTCAGCTTTAGCTTCATCAATAGTCTGAGTTCTAACTTCATCAAGATTAATATCTTGTTTCTTTTCGTTTTCCATTATTCTCACCTTTGTGTTATTTATTTGTTTTTCTTTAGAACGACCAACACCAACAAGTCTTGACTGGTCAGCAGGGACTGATACAGAAGAAACTTCCATAGGAGTCCATTGAGCTTTGTAGTAAGTCTCATCATTGTCTTGATATCGTTCCAGTTTATCAATGCGATACCCTACCGATATGTTCATCCGTATCCCATCTTTTACATCTTCAAATACTTCACGAGCTAAAGCAGATTTACCAAATCTAACTACAGCAGTTGTCCTTTTTGCTGTCTCATCTAATTTGAATTCTTCAATCACACCAATTTGTTTTTCCATATTATGGTCTAACAAAAGTGGGGCACGTCCCGAATTTATAAACTCCATGTTTATATCATCAGCCGAATGTCCTAGCACTTCCATGCCAAAACTTCTTTCTACAGGCTCTTCACTAGAAACACCTACGCGAACTATTCTCTTTTCTTCATCAAGATAAGAGTGTTTAGATAAATCAATAGTTCTATATTTCATAGGCATATCAATTACTTTTCTTTCCTCATCTGATTCAGTCATAGATACTTCTTCAGTTGTCTCTAATTCTTCACCTTCATGTTCTACATCCTCATGTTTCTCAAACTCAACAATAACAGTATTGTCAGTCTCAGTAACATTAAGGATATGTCTATCTTCTTTATTCATAGATTTCTCCTCTTCATTTGTTAATAAAGGATGTTTTTCCAATTCATTAGAATTGAAATCGTTAAAATCCCTAATGGGATTAATTTTTGTTAAAGTGCTGAATTTATGTCCCACTTCAGTATCAGTAGGCTCACCACTTCTATAAACTTGTATTAATGCAGCAGGGTCATCTTCAGTTCCAGTAATAGTTAGTTGACTATTAGGAATATTGATTTTCCCATCTCTTTCAATCTTAATTATTTTTCCTCTAGCTCTTCCACCTGCACTATCCCAACTTACAAAATCGCCTAGTTTAAGTGCATCAGGCATAGCTCTATCTTCTTCTTTTTTCATTTGTTCTACCAATCTTTTTGACCAACTAAATCCAGCATCACCACCCCATAATGCCCATGCTATTCTTCCATTAGATGGATAACCTTCTTCACCCTGTTTAAAGCCCTTGCCCTTTTTATCTACTTCATGTCTTGAGAAGAAGCTATACATCCTTTTTACAGTATCATCAGATAGGTTTTCACCAGCCACTATTTGTCTTGCTCTTACAGCTCCAACCCTAGTGCCACCTCTACCATGTTCCTCACGCCAGTCCAAACCTCTTTGAGCTTCAGTTTTCATACCATCATTAGGCTTAGGCATCTTCTTCTTCATCTCCACCCTGTATCTTTGCTTCTACAGGTAGCTTTTGACCAAATGGCTGATAGGCTAGTTCAATATCATATTGTTTAGCTAGTTCTATTTCTTTTTGATGTTGTTCAAATAACTCTTCAGTATCTCTGCCATAAGATGCAGAAATATCAGAATAGGTAAGTGTTCCATTTTGCAAACCAATAACATTAGCCTGCATTTCTTTTAGTGGGTCAATCCAAGCAAAACTTCTTGGTATGTAATTAATTGACCTTGCGAATTTATCATATTTACCCATGGGTAAATTAATATATCCAGTTGAGATAGACATCTCTAACCATGATTGGAATACTGGGTTTACAAAATGCTCAATTACAAACTGTTGATATATCTGATACATACTTCTATCTTCTAAAGCACCTTGTCTGATACTTGAATAATTTACTGAAGTTAAATCATTAGATAATGAGTGATAAGAAATGTTTAAACCTGATGCAATACTTCTTAATACACTAGTTGTAAATGACTCAAAAGCAGATGTTGGGTGGGTTGGGTCAAAACTTTTAAAGTCCATACCTTGAGGTAATTGTTCAAATACTCCAGCCTGTGCGTTCATTGTTGGATTAAAGGTGTCTTCATAAGCACCATCACCAACATATCCATCACCATCAGGTGAAGTAAAGAAACCCATCTTAGATGCACCAACTCTAGCTGCAACTATTTCTGCTTCTAAATAACCATTTAACATTTTCACATTAGCCATTGCTGTAGCAACCAAAGAAACACCTCTAGTTTGTTCTGCCCTAGAAGGTAGGTAAGCATGGATAATCTCATCAGCAGGAACTCTAATGTGTTGAGCTTGAGCTAAATAATTTCTGTCATATGGATGGTCTTTATATAAATGATAAGCAACTGGTCTGTCATACTTATCTACTTCAACACCCATTTTAATTTTGTTTCCAGTAGCTTTGTAAATGTCATTCTTGTTTTCATCTAAATGGTCAGCTTCTAAAAACTGTAATTCAAAACCAAAAGGTGAATTAGTGTTTTTTATTTTCCTGATTAGTACTTCGCCATCTCTACATAAAGATTCAACAAATATTTTTTGGCAATCTAAGAATGATAATCTGCCATTAGTTGTACAGTTACCAACTTGACCCCATTCTTTCCAAGCTCTTTCAATCAGCAGGTTAGCTCCAATATCTAAAGAACCATTATCGTTCCTAGATTTGGAGCTCACTCTTATGCCATGCTTACCGATAACATTAGATACCATCAGGTTAAGGTATCGTGCTATATAGCTATCGTTTCTTGCAAGTTCTCTAGCTCTATCTCTTAATATTCTTATGTTATCTTTTATTTCAGCATCAGCACTTGTTGAGCTTGTTACAAAATCTGCAAACAATCTACCAGTGTTAGCACCAGTATAGCTTCTTCTATATGCTTGTCTTTTTTTCTTCTTAGGCTCGTTTACGCCTAATATCCTGTTATACCATGCCATTATGTGTAGCTCTTGGGTGTTGAGCCAGTAGCACTACCAAAATTAACCTTAATGGTATTGCCTGACCCTCTGTTGTTTTTAATTCTCTGTATTTTAACTTCTTTTAGATATTCAGCTTTGTATCTATCTCTAAAAGTCATTAGTTCATCTATAGACATTCTTGATAATGACCTTCCAGCTATAGACATAGATGATTGGTCTATATTTGCCCTGTTCTCAATTACAGCTTCTATGCTATCTAAAACAATCTTTGCATGACTTCTAACTGAAGCAGTTGTAGTTGCATAATTATCTTGAACTTCTACAAATCCTTCTTCTAGTTTAACTCTTGCAGAGTCAGAGCTTCTAGTCATATAAGAAACCCAGTTGTAATTGCCTTTTGTGTATGAAGCAGTGTTGTTTGCTTCAATGATATAGGTATCGTTTGATTCAGTTGCAGTTAATGTGAAATTAGAAGCTGTAGCACCATCAACTAAATTGAACTCATAGGATAATGAGTAAGATGCTATTGGGTAATCTTCTGATAAATCGTCTCTTTTCCATGCCCAAAAGTCTCCCAACTGAAGCTCAGTAGGAACTTGGGATGGATAATTTGTTGAATCAAATTTGTTGCTCAAGCAAAAACCTCATAAATGTTTTAGATATATCTATATCTAACACTAAAGTGCAATAGGTTATTGTCAATATCAAAAGGGCAAAAAATAAAAAAGGCTCAATTAAGAGCCTTTTGTCATTTTGGTGGGATTATGCGGTTTGCATATTAACCTGCTCTACATCTTCTTCAGTTAATGTGTGATTAGGATTACCAATCGCACAACCTTTCATATAAAAATCACCAAGAGATTCTATAGATTTATATAAGTCAGATAGGTCAGTATTGTTTTCTGAATATCCAAGACATACAGTTTGTGAATCACTCATAAAAAACATGCTCTCTATCATTCTTTCTGAGGGTGTTTTAGTAAGTGCAAAGTTAGTTACATAGTTTTGCACCATGCTACATGCTTTTTTATACTTTGCTCTATCTTTAGTTCTAATTTCAAAATCAGCAAGTACATCTCCATCTCTTGTCATCATTGTATCTAATTCGCTTTTCATGTTTGACTCCTTTTTGTTTAACATACTACCTATATTACCTATAAATATATAAATGTATATAGATTGAATGAAAAAACAGCAATTATTTCCAAGAAGTAGCGAAATTTCCTCTATTTATGCCTTTTTGTGGTCTATTTTGTGTTTTTTCTCTTGGTTTTGACTCTTGGGTAAGTATTTTGTTCTCAATAGAATCATAGTTAGGATTCAAGATGTAGATAGCAGCAAAGTTATAGACCAATGTATCTAATGCTTCATTTCTTGGTCTAATTTGCTTCCAAGCAAGTGTTTTTCTTCCTCTAACAAACTTAGTGATTCTTTTCTCACTTGTAAGTTGCTTAAAGTACTCTTCATCTAAGTCTGAGCAAAAATGCAGTGTAGTTGTATCAGGTTCAGTAGATAATCTAGCAAATATAGCTTCTTTGGCACTATCAGAACCAACACCATATAGAACAGCCTTATTCTTACCAACAAATGTAGGTCTATTTGCTATTGGCTTACCTGCTGTTGATAAACCTTTGATTGCAAAGATTCTTCTTGACTGTCTTGGTTTAGTAAACTGATAAACCATATTGGTATGATGTCCACCTGAGTCAATAGTGCAACATGATATAGGTATCAATCTCTCTGATTCAGTTTTAAATCTTTTCTTTAGGTAAGCATCTAAGTCTGACCAAACATTCTGAGCATTTGGGTCTCCCCAAAATATCTTGTAATCACAAACCCATGCTTCATAGTTCTTACCCCATCCAACTAATTGCAGTTCTAGTCTATCCTTCTGAGTATCAACACCAGCAGTAAGAACTAAAACATCTTCAGGAATGGTTGTGTAGTCATAGTTTAATCTTCTGCTTAGCAATGTCTCATGGTCTACAGCATCACCTTGCTCTTCCCATGATTCTCCAAGAGCAGTATTTATCCAAGTCTTTAACATCTCAGGATTCTTTTTAGCCTCAAGAAATGATTTAGCCATATCTGCCCAAGTAGACCAAGGTGAATATAGTTCTGATATATGAAAACCTGCTGTATCTGATTTAGGTGCAGAAGCTATCCACTCTCCATGCTTTAACATCCATTGTTTTTTAGATTCATTTATTACAGAGCCACAATGCTCACAAGCATAAGTAGCAGTCTCAGGCTTATCTTCTTCCCAAACTACATTCTTCCATTTTAATATTTGTGTTTCTTCACATTCAGGACAAGGCACATGGTAATAGCGTTTGTCTGATTCTTCAAAAGCAGTTTCTATTCTTGATAGTCCTTTTATTGTTGGGGTTGAGCATAGATATATCTTCTTATTCCAAAAGGTAGTTGTTCTTTTAGTTGCAAGTGATATTGGGTCTCCCTCTGCTCCTGCTGATGCTTCGTACCTGTCACATTCGTCTCCCAAAACGACACGCACTGCTCTTGAGCTAAGACCTGATGCAGAATTAGAACCAACTATGTTTAAGTTACCACCTGCAAACTTCTTAGATAAAACTGTATTACCACTATCTCTGCTTCTTGGGTCTTTAACACAATCCCTAATCTTTTCTGAGTCTCTAATCATCATAGCAAGTCTATCTTTACTAAATGCTTGAGCCATGGCTAGCGTAGGTTGCATGATTAACATAGGAGCAGGGTCTTGGTCTATGTAGTAACCAATAACGTTTAGTAATATCTCAGTTGCACCAACCTGAGCAGATTTCATAAATACTATTCTTTGAATATCATGGTCATTAAAGGTATTCATTATCTCTCTCTGAAATGGAGCTCTGTCACTTTTCCACTGACCAGCTTCTGCTGAAGATTCAGGTGAAAGCCTTCTGTAGTTATCTGCCCAGTCGCTAATCTTCAGATTGGGTGGTGGAGTCCAAACCTGATTGGTCTCCTGTATCACCTTTTCTATATTTTTGAGGTATTCCATTTTGTGCTAACTCATTAAGTGCTTCATGCACTTGTTCCTTTAATATCAATTCTGCTTCTGCATACTTATCTACTGTAATAACCTGATGTGCAATTCTTGATGGTAGTCCTAGTAGTTTAGCTCTAGCATTAGATACATAATCAACCCAAGTATCTTCTACAAGTTGTGCTGGTATTAGACTACCTTCTAACTCTTCTACTTCTAACTCTGCTTTTCTAGCTTGAGCTGCTGTTAGTTTTGTTTTCTCTTCAGCAATATCCCCAGTTCCACTGCGTTTGTTGTAGCCACCTAGTTTTCTAAGGTATGAAATGTAAGCAACTCTGCAAACATCTACGTTAAGTGGACTTCTCCCCATTTTTGAGGGAAGTACACCGTCTCTAATCAATTCTGAGACTCTTTTGACTGATAAGTCCAAGTGGTCTGCAATCTCTCGTTGTGTAGCCATACAGTGCGTTAATTACCCTATTAGATTTTGGCTGTCGCTAGAAAAAAACTGTGGTCGCGAATAACCCACAATGGTTGCTGTAGAAGAACCTATCATTTGGCACTCTTGAGTGCTTTAGTAAATTCTTCAGCAAAGTTCTTGTCAAACTTAGCCTTACTATATTTCTCAGCTATCTTGTAGAAGGGAAACATAGCCTGATAGGTTACGCTGTTCTTGAAAGCAACCATCAGCTTAGCTGACCTGTCCTTCTGCCTTTCCCATACACCATCAATACCTTTGATGTTACCAATGAATTGAGTTTGTTTTTTTATTAGACCACTCTTCCTGCCTGCGATATTACCAAACTTATTTAACTTGGCATTAGGTATGTAAGGTACACCAACCTTAGATGACTCACCTGACCTAACACCACCATGCACTAGGTATTGCATGAACTTGTTTGCCCATTCAGTAAAACCTAATGTGCCAGTAAGATTTGTTTTCCTTGCACTGATTCTATAAAAGGCTTTAGTTGTTCTTGCCATTGGTCTATCTAGTTTCTTAATCATTTGCTTTTGCATCTCTCTATCTAAACCTTTCATGCGATTACCTTTGCCTATGCCTAGTGTTTTGTTGATAGCCATAGCAGTAGCGAATGGCACTTGTTTCTTCTGTACTCCAGTAGTCCACTTAGTTACATCTTTAATATTGTCTTTAATTGATACTCTCATCCCTTTCTCCAATGTGATTGTGTTTGGAACTTTAGACCTAATGCTTTAGCTTTCCTTCTGATAGTAGATGGATGCACATCATAAGTCATAGCAATATCATGAGATGATTTGCCTTCCTTAATCTTCTGTTCTAATTTTTGTTTATCTATCTTCATAGGTTCTCATAATGTTCTTTTAATTTATTAATATACCAAATACTCTTCTCTAAGTCCTGAATGTTAGCATCTTTGTACTTATGCCTGTGTAGATACTTGATAGCATTACCCTCAAGATATGCAGGGAAGTTGCTCCCTAATTGTTGTTTTATGTAGTCAATACACTCTACGCCACCTTTAGCGTTATTGTAATGTAATGGATGGTTTATTGGGTCATTCATTTGTATCTCTTGTTAAAGTTATCTTTTGATAGTTTTAGCATACTTATAATTGCTTCTAAATTAAGCATTACTGTTTGCATTAATCTTGCTTCATAACAAATATTCTCTATATTTATATATAAAGGGTCATTATCTAATTCTTTTTTTATTTTAAGTTCAGGGTCAATGTGATTCCAAAGCTCGTTGATATCTTCTGTAGCTATATTTAACCAATCAAGCATTTCGTTATATTCTTGAACGCCAAGCAATTCTAGGTCTTCTTCTTTAACAATTTTATACAATTCTTTATTCATTTTTTTCTCCTAATTAGTTCATTCTTACATTTTTGTATGACCTTTTTCTTAGAGCTAGACGATTCAATATAATCATTTAGTTCTTGTACTGTCATACTCTTTAGATAGTAGTGTTCTGTCTTTGTCTTACCTGTTGCTCTATCTTTAACAACAGCACTAGGTCTTAGTTTAATTGGCATAGTTGCTCCTTAGTTAATGTATCTATTCTCATACAATAGTTTTTAAATATATCTATAGGAATCAAGTAAGCATCAATTATCTTTCCATCAATCCTATAGTTCTTTCCTTCTAATATGTTGTTGTCTTTTATGCACTCCTTCATAGCATCTGACTTAATCCAGTAGAGCATGGTCTTGGTAAGATATGCCCAGTAGTCTGCTGTAGTTGCATTAATACCTGACTCAACATGATTGCAGTAAGTTTCTATAAAAGCATTATTAGTTCTGTCAGTGTGTTTATCTCTTTTAACCTCTATTGTTTTATCTATCTCAGGAATCATAATGTCATATTCTTTAAAGTTGCCTTCCATCTTGTACGCCATTGGATGCTTCCTGTTGATAATATTAAGAACAAACCTTTCACCAGCTTCTCCATAAGGTAGGTCTTCATTATAAAATTTATTCACTTCTTGTTCTTTTCCTTTTTCTTTTTACCAAAGATTTTATCCCAATTATCATCAATCTTTTTCTTATCTTCTTTACGTCTTTTAGACCCCTTACCACCATGCCACTTACTCATACTTCATTTCCCCAAACATCCCAGTTATCTCTCTTATTCCTAGCAAACATTTCCAAATAATTACTTGGAGACATTTCTTCTACTAAATCATAGAAAGATTGTGGTTTTGTTGAATGTGGTCTTAAACTTGGATTATGAATCCAATTTAATTTTCCTATGTTTTTGAATTTTTGCATTGGTTTACCAGCAAAACCTAATAAACAAAATTCTGTACCAAATACATAACCCATGCAAGGAGCTATACCTGATGGTTTTGTCCAAACCATTGTTAGATGATAATTTACACCCCAAGACTTTAAAACATCAAATGTGTGTGGAAGCATTTTATTTGTAGTCCATGTATAAACATGACAACCAGTATTACAAATATCTTGCAGGGGCATGTCTTTTATCTCTTGTAAAGTCATGGTTGGATAGTCTAATTTTTCTTTTCTATTTTCAGCTCTTTTTACACTGCCAGTCATTGATATTTCCCAAGGTGGGTCAAGAACTATGGTGTTATATTTTTTATTAGGAAAATTAGACATAATCAACCTTTTGAATATTAACTGACTTGTCTAATTTACTTAGCAATTCTTTAGCTCTCATAAAATCACTGGGGATGCATCTAAATAATTCCTCAATACTAAATATCATTATGTCCTTCTCATCTTTGTGTATTTTCTCCAGTATAGGTTTATCAGAATCAGTATCACAAACCAGTGCTGTTTTATTATCAAAATTAAAACACTTGGCATTGGGTTGTATTTGTATATAACCACTTTCCTCACATTTGATATTTAACTGCTCATAAGCTCTTAACATCATTTCAGCCATCTTAAGTTGCTTTTGTTTAGAATCATTAATCATAGAATCTTTAAACAGTTGCTCTGCTCTACAAAACTTAATCTCAAACTTAACACCAACAATCTTAAAGATGCGTTTACGATTACCCCACTTAACATAAGTCTCATTCTCATAAGTTCTTAAATCTTTTAATCTATCTTTTAATGTTTCATCTAAATATATTTTCATAAACTTCCTTATCATTTAGAAGGGAAGTAAGGGAAGTATTACATACTTCCTTCCCTTCCTTCCTTCATAATTGTTGATATTTGACCAAAACTTCCTTCAAAACTTCCTACCAAACTTCCTTCAAACTTCCTTCTCATTAGAACTCATCCTCAAAGTTTGGCTGTCTATTTTTGAATTTAATGTGTTGCCAACCAAATTTATCATGCTTAAACACCTGTCCTTTTTCTTTTAAAGCATCTAAATGTTTACCAATATTATTGGCATTTATACTATCCCCAGCTTTATTCTTCACAAATCCCTCTAAGTCACTTGGTTGTAAGAATTGGTCTTGGGGATTCTGATTATCTTTAATATAAGCAACAGTCTCTAATGCAGTTAAGGTTCTATCTTGCATCATAGGTAGTTTATCTGTCCTCTTGGTCTTAAAATCAATTGTAGTCTCTTCTAAGAAGCCTGACGTTAGGTTCAAGCCTTCGCCTATAATCTCTACTTCTTTAAATACAAAAGACTTCTCAGACATTCCCTGACCATCTTTGTTTAAAGTCTGCTCAAAGGTTACAAACATTTGCTCTTCTAAAGTATCGCCTATAGCTTTATCTTCTCTATCAACCTTAAATTCATAATCTAAAGAAGCACCCATAACACTAGAACCTCTACCTCTATCTGAGTTTCCATGACCAGTATGATGAACCAAAAGAACACAACATTTGTAATGTGATACAAGTCCATCTAATTTATTGATAAAGTTACCAACATCTTCTGCACTGTTCTCGTTACCTACAAAGTTTCTTTGAAACGTATCAATAACAATCATTCCGATTTTTCCAACCTGATTTTGTAATGCATCTATTTCTTCTTCAAGCATTTTAAAATCATCATTATCATTAATTCTTATAGCTCTGTCTGATAGATATAAAGGAATATTCTCTAGGCTATACATACCTTGTTGCCATGCAGCTAACCTTCTCTTCGTGCCTCTCTGACCCTCTCCGCACACAAACATTACAGGTGCAGCATAAGCATCATTTCCATAAAACTTCTCACCCTTAGCTATAGCTGCTGCCATAGCAATAGCAATAAAAGACTTTCCACTCTTTGGTTTACCAAACACGCAAGCCAGCGATTCCTTTTCCAGTATTCCCTCTATCAACCAATCAGGATTATCTACTTGCTTCATCAGTTCATCAGCTCTAGTGAAAGTAACCATACCTTTTGGCTTCTTTTCTACACAACTGTTTATATAATCTTCTAAATCTTTAGACTCCTTAAAATCCCCTCTTACAAATGCAT